GTGGATGAAGATGGCGTAGAAGTAAAAGAACATACTGAGTACGAAGATGAAAGTGCTAAAAAAGAACGAGACACAGTATTAGAACAAATAACAAAATCTGGTCAACCTATTGATCCAATGATGTTAGAGCAAGTAGAAAATGCACCAATACCTATGATGCATGACGTAGTTATTGAACGCAAAGAAACCTTTGGTAAAGTAAAAGTAGAAGCTATACCACCAGAAGAATTTTTAATAGAACGTAGAGCTAAGAGTATTGAAGAAGCAAACTTTGTTGCTCATAGAACAACCGTTACTAGAACCCAACTTATAGAAGCAGGTTTTGATAGTGATAAGGTTTACAGCCTACCTTCAGACAGTCAGGATAAGTATAATGAAGAAAAAATTACTCGTTTTCGTAATCTTGATTATGATTATGATAGCAATGCTGGTGAAGCGAGTACGGATGAAATTTCGATCTACGAATGTTACATCAGAATAGATGAAGAAGGCGATGGTATTGCTAAGTTAAGAAAAATAACTTTAGCAGGTACTGAAGGCTATACTGTATTAGATAACGAACTATGCGATAGCATACCGTTTGTATCAGTAACCCCTATTATAGTACCACATAGATTTTATGGTCGTTCTGTATCTGAAATGACTGAGGACTTACAGTTAATTAAGTCTACAGTTATGCGTCAGTTACTCGACAACATGTATCTAACTAACAACAATCGAGTTGCAGTAATGGATGGACAGGTCAACCTTGATGACCTATTAACAAACAGACCTGGTGGTGTAGTTAGAACTAAGGGAGCTCCTGGTCAAGTTATGATGCCAATGCAAACCCAAACTATTAATAGCCAAGCGTTTCCTATGCTTGAATACTTAGATACTGTTAGAGAACAACGCACAGGTATTACCCGATACTCACAAGGTATGGATGCTGATTCGTTAAACAAAACAGCTACTGGTGTTAATACGATACTATCACAAGCACAAATGCGTGTAGAACTTATTGCACGTATCTTTGCAGAGACAGGTGTTAAAGACATGTTCTTAAAAATGTTTGAACTAATTGTTAAACACCAAGACAAAGAAAGAATTATTAAAATAAGAAATAACTTTGTACCGTTTAGACCTATGGAATGGCGTAATCGTTGCAACATTTCTATTAGTGTTGGACTAGGTACTGGATCAAGAGATCAACAGTTATCTATTTTAAACAACATACTGCAAACTCAACTTAAAGGTTTGGAACTGCAAGGTTCATCTGATGGGCCTATGGTTAACTTGCGTAACATTTATAACACGCTAAGTAAGATTGTAGAAAACGCTGGTCTTAAAAACCCTAATGCGTTCTTTACTGATCCTGACATTGGTATGCAGAACATGCCACCACCACAGCCACCGCAACCTACTGAGTTTGAAAAAGTTTCACAGTTACAAGTACAAGGTGAGAACTATAGAAAACAAATAGATAGTGAGCTTAAAGTTAAACAGTTAGAAAAAGACTATCAAGAAATGATTTTAAAGTTTGAAACTAGAATAAAAGAACTTGAGTTACAGTACGGTACTAAAATTAACGAAGGTGAGTTACGTAACAATGCCATGTTAGCTAAAGAAGAATTAATACAGCAAGGCAAGATACAAGAACAAGCACAACGTGCCTTAATTGAGCAACAAAAAAATGCACTTGGTAATCTTGACCGCAGACCACAAACTGTGGTAAACCCTAATGATGGACAAGAATAAATTAAATACTGAAGTACAACGAGCTTCTAGAGCAAAACTATTGCTGGATGAGCCACTATTTGTAGAAGCATTTGCATTGTTAAAAGATGAATATCAAACTGCAATGTTTCAAACTAAACATGATGATGACGCTGTAAGAAAAGCCTTATGGCAAGCGTATCATATAACTGATAAAGTTGAGAACCATTTTAAAACTGTAATGGAAACAGGCAAACTAGCGTCTGCACAACTTAATCAGATCAAACAGAATTCGAATTAAATCGAATACACCAACCCTATCAGGAGTGTAACATTTAACGAAAGGAGGTTGTTATGGCTGATAACCAAACAACTAACGTAATAGAAGCAGGAAACATTATTAAAAGTCTTATGACTGGCGATGAAGCTGCACCTATTGAAACTGTTCCTACAGAAGTATCTGAGGAACCAACTGAGACAGTAGAAACAGAAGAAGGACTTCTTACTGAAGAAACTGAAAGCCCTGATGAGACCGAGTCTTATGAGGCAGAAGAAACATCTGAGTCGAGTGATATACAAGAGAACTCTGAGGAACCGTACTATTCTGTAACCGTTGATGGTACAGATCTATCGGTCAACCTAGAGGAGTTAATTCAAGGGTATCAACGAAATGCAGATTACACTCGTAAAACACAAGAACTTGCACAGGAAAGAAACCAGTCAAGTGAATTTGTTGAACGATCCAAAAAAGACGTTGAAGCTAAACTACAAAAGCTCGACCAACTAAATAACGCTGCACAAGCACAACTACAACAAGAATACGCTGAAGTTGATTTTGAGAAGCTATATGATGAAGATCCAGTAGAAGCTGCGAGACTAGAGCATAAAATGCGTAGAAAGCATGAACAATTAGCTCAAGTACAACAGCAAACTCAAGAGTTACAATCTCAAGAGTTTAATAAATACTTAGGTGAACAACAAAAACTTCTTACTCAAAAAATACCAGAATTTACTGATGAACAAAAAGGCCCTCGTTTTAAACAACAAATGAGAGACTATCTTGGTAACATTGGTTTTAATGATACAGAAATCAATAGCGTGTACGATCACAGATACGTGATGCTTGTTAAAGATGCGATGTCCTATCGTAATCTACAAAAAGCAAAGCCAGGTATTAAGAAAAAAGTGGCTAATGCTCCTAAAGTTGTCAAAGGTGGAGTGGCGAAAAGTAAAGGTCAAGCTGATGCAGAAGCTAAGCGTCAACAACTCTCAAAATTACGTAAGACTGGACAGGTCAGAGACGCTGCTAAGTTTTTTCGTAATTTAGTCTAACTAATAACAAGGAGGCCTTATGGCACAACCAACAAACTTATATGATACGTTTGATACTACTGGTATTCGAGAGGATTTGACGGATGTAATTTACAACATTTCTCCAGAAGATACTCCAATACTATCTGCAATTCCTAGAACTGCAGCTAAAGGAACGAAACATGAATGGCAACTAGATGCACTTGCTGCACCTGCTGCTAACTCTGTTATCGAAGGTGACGATGCAACTATTGATGCTATGGCAGCAACAACTAGAGCTTTTAACTTCACTCAGATTCAAGACAAAGTAATTGCTTTATCTGGAACTCAGTCAAGTGTAGACGCTGCTGGTAGAGCTGACGAAATGGCATATCAGATTGCAAAGAAATCTAAAGAACTAAAAAAAGATATGGAATTTGCTTTAATCAAAGGTACAGTTCAAGAAGCAGGCGATGCTACTGATGCTAGAGATTTAGGTTCACTTCCTACTTGGATCAAAACAAATGGTGATGCTGGAACTTCTGGTACACTATCAACTGGTTCTGGTACTGACTTACCTGGTTCAGGTACAGACAGAGATCTTACTGAAACAATCTTAAAAACTGTTATCCAAGAAGTTTACACTTCTGGCGGTGATTTAGATCTATTGGTAGTTCCACCATCTGTTAAACAAGTAATCTCAGGATTCAATGCGAACACAACTCGTTTTGGCCCTGCTGATAAAAGAGTAGAATATGCAGCAATCGATGTATATTCATCTGACTTTGGAGACATCCAAGTAGTACCTAACAGAGTTATGGCAACAACTGATGAGAAACTTTGTTTCTTACTTCAGTCTGACATGGCTGCTGCTGCGTACTTAAGAGATTTCCAAATCGGAGATCTTGCTAAGACTGGTGACTCAGAGAAAAAACAACTTCTAGTTGAATGGACTCTGGAAATGCGTAATGAAGCTGCACACGGCATCATTCTAGACATTAACCAATAATACCAAATAGGGGAGGTTTCGGCCTCCCCTTTTATTTAAGGATAAAATATGAAAGCTCCAACAACATTTAAAATGGGTGCAACGCAAACTGTAGCTGTAGGTGCATCATCTGCTGCCTCAAGTGCAGTTAATGCTAACACTAGAGAAATAAGAGTCATTGCTACTGTAGACGCTTATGTAGAAATTTCTTCTGCACCAACTGCCAGTTCATCATCATTTATATTACCAGCATTTACTGTAGAGTATTTTAGAGTTGCTGGATCAGATAAAGTTGCGGTACTACGAGTAGGTTCTGTAACAGGAACATCTAGAGTAACTGAACTTAGTCAATAATGAGACCAGCATTTTTTGCAATACGTAGTCAGGACAGGTATCGTAACCGTAGAACTGACGTACCCAATGATGCCATAAACCTAGAAGATTTAACATACCTATTATTAGAAACAGGCGATAACATCATACGTGAAGATGGTGTAGGTGTTTCTTACTTTACTGATACTCCTATCCAAAACTAATGGATTTTAACGAATTAGTAAAAATTATTAAAAACAAAGAGCAAAGCTCTAAGCAACAAACCAAGAACAAACAAAGAACAAAAGTTTTAAGAAAGAGGATTAAACATGGCTGATAGTAAGATTAGTGCATTGACAGCATTAACAGAAACCCCAGCAGATGATGATGTATTTGCGGTTGTAGACACAAGTGCTACAGCTACAAAGAAAATCACATTTGCAACTTTAAATGCTGCAGTATCTGCTACAGTTGCTGCTGATGATATTGGTATTGGTAATGCTGCTGTAAGTATTGCAACTAGTGCAGGCAATATAACTATTGATGCTCAAGCAGGTGATACTGATATTATATTTAAAGGTACTGATAATACATCCGATATAACAGCACTAACCCTAGATATGTCTGAGGCTGGAGCTGCAACATTTAATGATAAAATTACTGCTGTTGGCACTTCTGTATTTACTAATTTAGATATATCTGGAGATGTTGATGTAGATGGCACAACTAACTTAGACGTAGTAGATATTGATGGAGCTGTTAATGTTGCTGCTGATGTAACTATTGCTTCTACAAATAAAATAATTTTTAATGATGCTTCTCAATTTATACAAGGTGCTAGTAATACAATATTAGACATTGCTGCTACAGACGAAATAGAATTAACTGCTACACTAATTGAAATAGTTGGTAATTCTACTGTATCTGGTACTTTAGGAGTGACAGGAGTACTGACTGGTACAAGTTTAGATATATCAGGCGATATAGATATTGACGGTACAAGTAATTTAGATGTGGTTGATATAGACGGTGCTGTAGATATGGCTAGTACATTGACTGTGGCTGAAGCAATTAATGGTGCA